GGTGACAACCTTCTGGTCATGAGGGAATCACACACCCTCGGAGTATTTGACGCATGAAAGACACCACCGGAATCGTAGCCGCAGCAAATGTGGCAAAAAACGGCCCGTACCCGTCAAAAGGCGGTTCCGAGGATATTCTGACTGTCGCCAGATCGCGCATGACGATGGCGATAGCAGCGTTTTCCGACACCCGCGAAGACGAACTCGATGACCTGCGGTTCTACGCAGGCTCCCCAGACAACCAGTGGCAGTGGCCCGCTGACGTGCTCCAGACTCGTGGTGCCGTGCAGGGTCAAACCATCAACGCCCGTCCTTGCCTGACCATCAACAAGCTGCCGCAGCACGTCCACCAAGTGACGAACGAGCAGCGCATGAACCGTCCCGGCATCAAGGTGATCCCGGCTGACGACAAGGCTGACGTGGACGTGGCCGATGTGTTCAACGGCGTAATTCGCCACATCGAGTACATCTCGGACGCTGACGTGGCCTACGACACCGCCTGCGAGAACCAAGTGTCCTACGGCGAAGGCTACATCCGTCTGCTGACCGAATACTGCGACGAAGACACCTTCGATCAGGACATCAAGATCGGGCGCATCCGCAACAGCTTCAGCGTCTACATGGACCCCATGATCCAAGACCCCACGGGCGCAGATGCCCGCTGGTGCTTCATCACGGAAGACCTGACGAAAGCTGAATACGAGCGCATGTACCCCGATGCAGCGCCGATCAGCACCTTGATGAGCCTTGGCGTGGGCGATCAGTCCATTGCCCAGTGGATTGGTGAGAACACCATCCGTATCGCCGAATACTTCTACATCGAGTACGAGAAGCACACGCTCAACCTTTACCCCGGCAACCAGACTGCGTTCAGCGGTACGCCCGAGGACAAGACCCTGCGCATGATGTTCGGCAAGCCCCTGCGCACCCGCGAAGCTGACCGCAAAAAGGTCAAGTGGTGCAAGATCAACGGCTACGACATCCTTGAAGAACGCGAGTGGGCTGGTGCCTACATCCCCGTGGTGCGCGTGGTTGGCAACGAGTTCGAGGTCGATGGCCGCATGTACGTGTCGGGCTTGGTGCGCAACGCCAAAGATGCCCAGCGCATGTACAACTACTGGGTGTCGCAGGAAGCTGAGATGCTGGCGCTGGCCCCCAAAGCCCCTTTCATCGGCTACGGCGGTCAGTTTGAAGGCTACGAGCAGCAGTGGAAAACTGCCAACACGAACAACTGGCCCTATCTGGAGGTCAACCCTGACGTTACAGACGGTCAAGGCGCTGTGTTGCCACTACCCCAGCGGGCACAGCCTCCGATGGCCTCCAGCGGCCTCCTGCAAGCCAAGGCGGGTGCTGCCGAGGACATCAAGTCGGCCACAGGTCAGTACAACGCATCGCTGGGCATGACCAGCAACGAGCGTTCTGGCAAGGCCATCTTGGCCCGCCAGCGCGAAGGCGACATCGGCACCTACCACTACGTTGACAACTTGGCCCGTGCGATCCGTCACATTGGCCGTCAACTCGTGGACCTGATCCCCAAGATTTACGACACCGAGCGCATCGCCCGCATCATTGGCGAAGACGGTGAGCCAGATACCGTCAAGATGAACCCAATGCAGGAAGAACCTGTCAAGCGGATCGTGGACCAAGAGGGCAACCTTATCGAGAAGGTCTACAACCCCGGCGTTGGCAAGTACGATGTGCGCGTGATCACCGGTCCCGGCTACGCTACCAAGCGTCAGGAAGCCTTGGAGAGCATGGCCCAGTTGCTGCAAGGCAACCCACAGTTGTGGCAAGTGGCTGGCGACCTGTTCGTCAAGAACATGGACTGGCCCGGTGCCCAAGACCTCGCCAAGCGGTTCAAGAAGACCATCGACCCCAAAGTGCTGGCCGACGAAGACGATCCAGCTTTGGCCGCTGCCAACCAGCAGATGGAAGCAATGGCCGCTGAGATGGAGAACATGTTCCAGATGTTGCAAAACGTCAACCAGAGCATGGAAGCCCGCGAGATGCAGATCAAGCAGTTTGAGGCTGACATCAAGGCATACTCTGCCGAGACACAGCGCATCAGCGCGGTGCAGGCTGGCATGTCGCCCGAGCAGATTCAGGACATCGTGATGGGCACCATTGCCGCAGCGATGGACACTGGCGATCTGGTTGCAGGCGCACCGCAGATGCCTGAGATGCCGATGCAGCCTGAGATGCCGATGGAGCAGCCGCAGGGTCAAATGCCACCTGAAGGGATGATGTAATGAGTTGCGCTGATTTCATTGGTGAGTTGTTCTTGGCGCGGGATGTGGCCCATTCCGTCCACCTCAACACCCGGTCCTACTCGAAGCACAAGGCGCTGCGGCACTTCTACGAAGACATTCTGGACGCTGCCGACAAGTTTGCCGAGGCGTACCAAGGCCGTCATGGTCTAATTGGCCCCATCTCGCTCAAGTCAGCCCGCAAGGACGGTGCAATTTTGCCGTTTTTGGAGGACTCGCTGGCCTACATTGAGGAAAACCGGTACAAAGTCTGCGGCAAGACCGATACCACCTTGCAGAACATCATTGACGAGATCATTGCTGTTTACTTGTCCGCAATCTACAAGTTAAAATTTCTGGCATAAGGAGCCATCATGTCATCTAATTACGCACAGATCAGCGCAAGCACTCAAATCAAACCGATGGCTGCGAAGCTGAAGGGTGTGTTTGTCAGTGCTGCATCCAGCACTCCGACAATCACAGTCTACGATTCCCCGGATTCGGACAACACTGACCCCAAAGTTCTCGACACGTTTACGCCTGTGGCGGGCACCAATTACAATTTTTTTGATGGTATGTACACCAACAAAGGTTTGTATGTTGTGATTTCGGGCACCGTGTCCTGCACCATTGCATACGAATAAGGATGCACATCATGACAGTGGCTCTTTCCTTGTTTGCTGGCGCAGGCTGGCAATTTTTAGACAACAATGGCAATCCATTGTCTGGTGGTTTAGTTCATGTGTATTTGGCCGGAACTACAACACCGACACCAACATACACATCATCTACGGGAAGCACGCAAAACACGAATCCGATTGTGTTGGATTCTGCTGGAAGGCCACCGGAACAAATCTGGACTGACCCGTTACTAAACTACAAGTTTACGGTTAGCACATCGGCCAGCGTGTTGATTCGCACGTATGACAATATACGCAGCCCGTTTGATTTAGAGAACTTGGTGTTTGTTCAAGCGGGAACCGGCGCTGTTGAGCAAAATGCACAAGACAAAATGCGTCAACTGTTCACGGTGCTGGACTTTGGTGCGGTTGGCAACAACAGCACCGACGACACCGTGAACATTCAAAAAGCCATTGATGCCTGCCCAACTGGCGGCACTTTGATTTTTAACGCTGGGTATACCTTCTATTGCGGATCGCGTTTGGTCATCAACAAAGCAATGACCATTTCGGCGTATGGTGCAACCGTGCGCTTCAACGGAACGCGAAGCGGTGGGCAAAACAATGACGCAATCAGTATTACGGCCAGCAATGTAAAAATCTTGGGTGGCACATGGAAAGAAGTTGCGCCAACCACAAACAGCGGGGATTACGGAATTACGTTTTACGGCGTCGAAAACGACTCAGTAACACCACCGACCTACATCGAAAACGTAGGCATTCAAGACGCTACCATTGTCGATTGGCAAGGCGAGAGTGTGATTTTTAGAATGTGTCAAAACTTCTATGTCACAAACTGCGACATTTCAAACATTGGCTACGCTGGTGTTCAAGCGCTATCAAGTAACCAAGGCGTGATTTCCAATAACAGGATTGGCGACATTCACCCCACCGGTGTTGTTGGCTCTTTCGATAACGCCTACGGCATTGCAATCACATGCAACAGCAACGGTAACACCGTTGGTCGTCCGTTGTCCCATGACGTTACCGTAACTGGCAACTACGTTTACAACGTCAAAACATGGGAAGGTATTGATACGCACGGCGGTTACAACATTTCGGTTGTTGGAAATACTGTTCGTAATTGTCGAGCTGGTATTGCGCTTGTCTCCTACGTAGGTGGCGCTACAACTGCGCAAGATGCGGGCGCTAGACGTTGCGCTGTAACTGGGAACACGATTGAAAATGACCCCTTGATTTACCCATCGCGTGATGGCATGAGTTATGGAATCGTGGCCGACGGAGATGTTGGTGTCGGCGGTGATACGGGCGATGGTGTTGTTATCAGCGGCAACACATTGACGTATTGCGGCGGCAAAAACTCGACTGAATCGCTTGGTGCAATTGAAGGAATTCTGATAAACGCCCTTGTGGTGTCTGGAAACAGCATCAGCGAATCCGGCTCAAATGCAATCATGCTGTTTTCGTGTGCAAATTCTTTGGTGGATAGCAATTCAATTTGGGAGATTGAGCCATTCAATGCAGCATCGTTCCCCGCTGCAACTGCAACATTTAGCGGCAACCCCACAGCGGCAGACACAATTACGCTGAACGGTGTTGTTTGCACGTTTGTCGCAACTCCAAGCGCCATCAACAGCAACACCGCAATTAATGTGTTGATTGGTGCAAGTCAAGCCGACACCATCACCAACTTGCAAAACATTCTTGTTACCGCAAGGGATACGGGCACAGCATCGGTGATGCCAAACGGATTGCTGCAATTCACATCGTTCAGCAATGACGGCACTGCCTTTGTGGTGACCTATCGTTACCCAACACGAATGCTGTCAACAAGTTGGACAGTCAGCGAATCGAGTAGCGTTATTTCGTGGAGTGGTGCGAACTTGTCTATCCCCTCGGATGATCGCGGCGCGGGTATCCGAACTGAAACGCTGAGTGGAAGCGCAGTAGCCCCAACTGGTCAAATCAGCAACAACTTTATACGCAATCCGTCGGCTTCCGGTATTGCGATCCGTGGCATCTGCGCGGTTTCTGACACAGAAATAAGCTATCGTGGCAACGCATTGTCTGGTGTGGGCGTGTTGTATGACTTGGAAGGCTCGGCGGTCCTAACATGCGGCAGCGTTTCAAATCTGTTTGAAAATTCTGTCACATACGATCTGCCAAGCATTGCTGCTGGCGCAACGTATGAGTTTTATATCCCGCAACCAACTGCAATAGCCATAGGTGCGTCCGTAAGCGTTTTTCCAAGCAGGTATTTGAATGGCTTAATCATGAGTGTGCAACCTCAGTCGGATGCGTCTATTGTTCAGTTGTATAACCCGACTGCTGGTGCAATCAATTTGGCAAGCACCCGGTTTACATACAAGTACGAGCAATTGCGCAATGATGGAAATTACGGCGAACTAAATTAAAGGAAATCAAAATGGCTCTTGAAATCAACAACCAATACTGCCGAGTGGAAAACCTCGGCGGCGGCAAAAACCAACTGGTGTTTGTTCTGCGTGGCTATGAAAACTCAGCCGCAGAAAAGATCGTCAGCGAAAAAGGATTTGTGTTCAAGCCCGAGGGCGACAATCGTTGGGACGCACAAGCCTACGCGCATTTGAAATCTTTGCCGCAGTACGCGCAAGCAACCGACTGCTGATAATTGATTCAAGCAGAAATAGCACTTGGTTCACAATTTTAAGAATCTGCCGCATAATAGCGGCACAACTGTATCGGCCCAGTAGACCGAGAACTCACATGAGTTACAAATGACTGATGAAGTCCAAAACCTAGCGGAAGTAGACTCCGCGCCAGCACCCGAAGTGACGGCCACCTCGGACAATGCACAAAATCTGCCGGAAGTCGCTGACCAGAGTAACGAGACACCTGAGGAGAAGAAATTCTCTCAAGCTGAACTCGATTCGATGATCGGCAAGCGCCTCGCAAGAGAACAGCGCAAATGGGAACGTGAGCAGCAAGCCAAACAAGCAGAGATGCAAGTGCGGCAGTCGGTGCCCAAGGAACTCCCGCCTGTGGATCAATTTGAGTCCCCTGAAGCCTATGCGGAAGCACTGGCAGTCAAACGGGCCGAGGAGATGCTCCACCAGCGTGAACTCCAGAAGCAAAAAGCAGCGATTGAGGACAGCTACGCAGAACGTGAAGAAGAAGTTCGGAACAAGTACGACGACTTTGAACAAGTCGCCTACAACCCGAATCTCCGAGTCACCGATGTGATGGCCGAGACAATCAAAAGTTCCGACATTGGTCCTGATCTGGCCTACTGGCTGGGCAGCAACCCTAAAGAAGCTGATCGCATCTCTCGTCTGTCGCCACTGTTGCAAGCGCGAGAAATCGGGAAGATTGAGGCTAAGATAACTGCCGAGCCTTTCCAAAAGAAAACTTCGTCCGCACCTGACCCGATTCGTCCGGTGACTGCACGAGCAGTAAACCCCGGTGTCACTGACACCACCGATCCTCGGTCTGTCAAGACCATGAGCACATCGGACTGGATTGCTGCCGAGCGTCAACGACAACTCGACAAGGCACGGGCACTTCGCAACCGCTAATTTAGGAAATCATCATGAGTAACTCGCTCTTAACCATTGACATGATCACCCGCAAGTCTCTCGAAATTCTTGAGAACAACTTGGTGATCACCCGCAACGTGAACCGCCAGTACGACGACAGCTTCGCTGTTGAAGGTGCCAAGATCGGTTCCACACTGCGTATCCGTTTGCCCGACCGCGCTCTGGTCACTGACGGTGCCGCCCTGCAAGTTCAGGACGACAACGAACAGTTCACCACTCTGACTGTCTCCAGCCAGAAGCACATCGGCATCAACTTCACATCCGCTGAATTGACCATGCAGTTGGACGACTTCGCAGAGCGTGTCTTGAAGCCACGTATCAGCCAGTTGGCCTCCACTGTGGATGCTGACGTTGCCAACGCATACAAGCTGATCGGTAACAGCGTCGGTACTCCCGGCTCTGCCCCATCGACTGCTCTGGTGCTGTTGCAAGCCCAGCAGAAGCTGAACGAGAACGCCGCCACCATGTCGCCTCGTTACGCTACCGTGAACCCTGCCGCCAACGCCGCATTGGTCAACGGCTTGTCTGGTTTCTTCAACCCCACAGACGTCATCTCTCGCCAGTTCAAGAACGGCATGATGGGTGAGCAAGTGTTGGGCTACGAAGAAGTCAACATGAGCCAGTCGATCAAGGTTCACACCTGCGGTACCCGTGCTGCCACTGGCAACACAACCGGCGCTGCTGTGACCTCCGAAGGCGCAACCACTCTGACTCTGACTGTCGGTTCCGGCGAAATCATCAACGCTGGTGACGTGTTCACTATCGCTGACTGCTACGCTGCCAACCCACAGACTCGTGAGTCCACCGGTTCGCTGTTCCAGTTCGTGGCCTTGTCGTCTTCGACAACCACCACCACAGCTACTGTGACCGTGGCTCCTATGTACTCGGCTGGTAACGCCCTGTGCACTATGGTGTCCCTGCCTGCCACTGGCAAGGCTGTCGTGTTCGTTGGTGCTGCTTCGACCAGCTACCCACAGAACATGGTGTACCACCGTGACGCCATCGCGTTCGCCACTGCTGACCTGTTGCTGCCACAAGGCGTTGACATGGCTAGCCGTGCCGTTCACAACGGTATTAGCCTGCGCGTTGTTCGTCAGTACGACATCAACAACGACCGTATGCCTTGCCGTGTTGACGTGCTGTATGGCTACAACACGATTCGTCCACAAATGGGTTGCCGCATCTGGGGCTAATCCAAGGCGGGGGCTTCGGCCCCTGCGTTCAAAATCAATCTCTGAAAGGAAATTATCATGGCACTCCCTAACGGCGGCGGCGGTTACCAACTCGGTGATGGCAACCTGAACGAACTCACCCTTGGCTACACTGCTGCTCCTCAGACAGCTACTGCCACAGCTACCTTGACCGCTGCCCAGATCACTGGTGGCGTACTGGTTGCTGATCCCAGCACTTCTGCCGCTACTTACACGCTGCCCACAGCTTCTGCCGTTGACGCAGTGCTGACCAGCGCCAAAGTTGGCAGCACATTCCAGTTGAACATCGTCAACAAGGGCACATCCTCGGGTGCTGTCACTTTGTCGATGGGCACTGGCATCACCGATGGCGGCAACGCTGCTGTCGCAGTTGCAGTGACATCCAGCGCAGCCTTCTTGTTCCGCAAGACTGGCGATGCTGCGTACACTGTGTACAAAATTGCTTAATTCTTGAGCAACTGGTAAAACGGGGCTTCGGCCCCGTTTTCACATGGAGAACCAAATGAACGTCACCCTCGTACACCCCATTCATGGTGCCAAAGTCGCCATCAACCAAGAAGAACTCAACAATGATGTCAAGAACGGCTGGTCGGAGTACAATCCGGCTACGCCCGTCGAGGTGGCACCGAAAGCAGAAAAGCCTGTGCGCAACAAGCTGACTCGCAAAGTGACCGAACAACCTGTCGAACAGCCCAACGAAGTCCCATCCTTTTTGACTTCGGCAAGCGACGAATCCGAAGGAAACTGAAATGGCTTATACCGCTGGCGAACAGATCAACCGGGCGCTCCGTCTGCTCGGCATTCTTGCCGAAGGTGAAACGGCGTCAGCGGCTACCAGTCAAGACGCTCTGGTTGCACTCAACCAGATGATTGACTCGTGGAACACGGAACGCCTTTCCGTGTTCTGCACCCAAGATCAAATCTTTACGTGGCCCTCTGGTGAAATCAAACGCACCCTTGGCCCCTCTGGCAACTTCGTGGGCAACCGCCCCATCCAACTCGATGACGGCACCTACTACAAAGCCCCAAGCGGCGTGTCGTATGGCATCAAGTTCATCAACCAAGACCAGTACAACGGTATCGCTGTCAAGACATCGACATCGACCTTCCCGCAGGTCATCTTCGTCAACAACACCTTTCCCGATGTGGAGATGTACGTCTACCCCCGTCCCACACAGGACTTGGAGTGGCACTTCATCTCGGTGCAGGAGTTGACGCAGCCTGCCACACTGAGCACCGAGTTGCACTTCCCACCGGGTTACATGCGGGCGTTTGCCTACAACTTGGCGATGGAGATTGCGCCCGAGTTCGGCGTGGAGCCAAGCCCGCAGGTGCAGCGCATCGCCATGACCAGCAAGCGCAACTTGAAGCGCATCAACAACCCATACGATGTGATGAGCATCCCTTACGCGATTGTGGCAAATCGTCAGCGGTTCAACATCTACGCTGGTAACTACTGATGAAGACGCCCATCCTCGGCTCATCCTACGTGGCCCGCAGTGTCAACGCTGCGGATGCCCGCATGGTCAACCTGTTCCCCGAGATCGTGCCCGAGGCTGGCAAGGAGCCTGCGTTCCTGAACCGCGCTCCCGGCCTGAAGCTGGAGTTCACGGCTGGCTTTGGCCCGATCCGTGGCCTGTGGGTGCTTGGCAGCAACATGTACGTGGTCAGCGGCACTCAACTGTACAAGGTGACCCCTGCCTACGTGGTAACCCTAATCGGCAGCGTGACGGGCACTGGTCCTGTCAGCATGGCCGACAACGGCACCCAGTTGTTCGTGGCCTGCAACGGCCCCTCGTACATCTACAACGCGACCACAGACGTGTTCCAGCAGATCACCGATGGTGACTTCCCCGGCGCTGTGACCGTGGGCTATCTGGACGGCTACTTCGTGTTCAACGAGCCGAACAGTCAGAAAATCTGGGTCACTGCGCTGCTGGACGGCACCAGCGTTGACCCACTCGACTTTGCGTCTGCCGAAGGTTCCCCTGACGGCGTGGTCGGCATCATCGTGGACCACGGGCAACTGTGGGTCTACGGCACCAACTCCATCGAGGTCTGGTACAACAGCGGCAACGCTGACTTCCCGTTCACTCGCATTCCCGGCGCGTTTAACGAGTTGGGCTGCGCTGCTGCTTACTCGCTTGCCAAGATGGACAACGGTCTGTTCTGGCTGGGTAAAGACGCCCGTGGTCAGGGCATCGTTTACCGGGCCAACGGCTACTCCGGCCAGCGTATCTCGACCCATGCGGTCGAGTGGCACATCCAGCAGTACGGCGACCTGTCGGACACCATCGGCTACACCTACCAGCAAGACGGCCACAGTTTCTACGTGCTGATCTTCCCCACCGCAGACACCACATGGGTCTACGATGTGGCAACGCAGGCATGGCACGAGCGGGCTGGGTTTGCCAACGGCGAGTTCACCCGTCACCGCAGCAACTGCCAAGCGTTCTTTGGCACCAAGGTGATGGTGGGCGACTACCAGAATGCCAACATCTACTCGTTTGATCTGGACGACTACTCGGACAACGGCAGCATCCAGAAGTGGCTGCGCTCGTGGAGAGCACTGCCCACCGGCCAGAACAACTTGAAGCGCACCGCGCACCACAGTCTTCAGCTTGACTGCGAGTCGGGCACTGGTCTGAACCTCGGGCAAGGCAGCGACCCCGAGGTCATGCTGCGCTGGTCAGACGATGGTGGTCACACATGGTCCAACGAGCATTGGGTCAGCATCGGCAAGATCGGCGAATACTACCGCCGTGCTATCTGGCGCAGGCTGGGTATGACCATGAAGCTGCGTGATCGCGTCTACGAGGTGTCGGGCACCGACCCTGTGAAGATCGCCATCATGGGCGCTGAACTGATGATCAGTCCAACCAATGCCTAACCCCAGTATCGTCCCAATCACGCAGCCACGGGTTCCGTTTCTGAACCCGGAGACAGGTTTTGTCTCGCAGCCGTGGTACCTGTTCCTGCTGTCACTCAGCCAGTTGACCAGCGGCAGCGATGTGTCGCTGGGTGATGTACAAAAAGGTCCACCGACCCTGACGGTTGACGAGATCAACGCCATCATCAACAGGGCTGCTGACGACATCACCCCTTCGCAGGATGGACTGCTGGCGCAGATCGCCGAGTTGCAAAAGCAGGTGGAGGCGTTGGCCGTCCAACCCCAATTTGATTACGGTGTGATTATTGCGGCCATCAACACCTTGTCGTCTGCACCCGTCACCAAGACAGCCGACTTCACTGTGGCCGATGGTGAGACTTGGCTGATCAACAACAAGTCGGGTTCGACTTGTACCGTGACGCTGCCCACACCCAGCGCCAGCACAGGCCGGGTGCTGCACTTCCAAAACTACCAAGCCCAGACCCTCGTGTCAGCATCGAGTAATGTGGTGCCGCTGGTTGGTGGTTCGGCTACCACGGCGATCTTGGAAGCCGTTGCCGGTGCCAACGCCACCTTGGTGTCTGATGGCACAAGTTGGATAATGACGCAATACGACTCAAACAACTCGTTGGAATTGGAGTAACAGCATGACTGTCTTAGTCAAAAACATCGTCCCGGCCAAAACGGTCGAGAACACACAGACCACCCAGTACACGGCCAGCAACGTGGTTACCATCATCGACAAGTTCACGGCGACCAATTACAGCGCCAGTGCTGCGACGATCTCGGTCAACTTGGTCACGTCTGCCGGGTCCGCTGGCAACAGCAACTTGATCACCAAGACCAAGACGCTTCAGCCGTCCGAGGTCTACACGTTCCCCGAACTGGTGGGGCAGGTTTTGAACAATGGCGACTTCATCAGTACAATTGCAGGAACCGCCAGCGCCATCAACATGCGCGTCAGTGGTCGTGAGGTGACTCAGTGAACATGACAGTGACTTATGGAGAAGGATTCGCCGTTGCGCCGCCTCAAATGATGCGGCAAAAGGTAGAATCGCTCCAGCAGGAACTGTCCAAACTGCCTCAGTACGAGCCTGAGACAAAGCACTATTTCCACGGCGGTATGTACTGCCGCGAGGTGTTTCGTCATGCTGGTGTGCTGGTAGTTGGCGCAATCCACAAGAAAGAGCACCTGTACCTTATCGTGTCTGGAACCGTGGCGATCACGGACGGTGAGG